GCCATCTTCCTGTTTCCACCCTGAATTCTTCTCTTGTGCAGTCAGGGCAGCCTTAAAGCTGTCCCAGGTATGCTGAGTGTGATTCCATACATAAGGATTTGGACAAATCTTTCCCGTTACATCATGATGGCGGATCACTCGATCTGCTGGCACATTATACTTCGCCATCAGCTCCTNNATATTTCTCCATCAGCTCCTTGGTAAGCTCAATGGCCGCCTGCACCGTAACGTCCTCAAAATACCAGTCCCGGCTTGTGTCTGCCAAATTTCCACTGCTATTTCTGACACACATTTCAATGCCCAGGCTATTTGCATTCCTGCATTCCGGGTGAATGTAGGATTTTGCTCCACAATGCCATGCAATGTTATGATCCTCCACGGACTGCCAGACTTCTCCACTAAATCCAACATAATAGTGGGCGCTGGCACCGATATACTGGGAAGCATAGTATTTGCAGTTTGCCTCTGCTCCTCCCAAGGCTCCAACATAATGGATCACAATGTACTTAATGCGGTCCGCAGTGCCGGCATTATAATTATAAGGTGTAAGTAATTTCTTGATCTGCATATTGATCCTCCAATCCATAAGAAAAGGCCCAGGATCTCCCGGGCCTAAAAGTTGTGATATCGCAACAATTATTCAGTTTTTCTAGACTGCTTAATAATCTGATCTACATATGTACTCAATCCAGCAACCAAAACACCCTGCGTAATGGCCGTAAACACCGCCATGGCAATTTCCTGCCCGGTCTGGCAGCTACTTGTGCCCAACACGTATATACCACACAACACAATGCCTACAGCCCCATTGATAAGGGGGATATACTTATCCTTGATGGTCTGGCTTTTTTTAATTGCCTGTCCTAAAAAGTACAAAACCACTGCCACTACGATCAGCTCCGGTTTGACATAATTCATAATCTGCTCCATAATTAATCCTCTCTTTCTTCCGGTTCCTCCGGCATGGATAATAAATTGTCTTTAAGTCTCGTTGCTACATCATTTCCACCCAGGTCATGATAGGCATCGTACATCCGCTTTACATTCTCTTTGGCATAAATGGGACAAAACCTCTTATCCTGGTAATGATTGTATACCCCTATTATTCTATCTCTAAGTAACGCTTGCATTCCATCATGGAGTGCTTTGTTCTTTACGCTTTCCTCTGCTTGTCTCTTAGCAAGCCTTCGATACCCCCAGCCCAATAAAGCGGAAATAATTAAAAACAACCATTCCACCCACTGCCTGTCTATATACTTTATGATTTCTAACAAAGGACCATACCTCATTCTTTCTCTTTCTCATATTCTTTCCCGGTGATATCCCGGAACTCGTCCCCTGTGATCCAACGGCCTACGGCGTTATACACCCATTGTATAGGCCATAATTTTGCTTCATAAAAGCTTTTTACCATTTCAAACTTACTCATGATTTTATACCCCCTCTACGTCAATGCCGTTCATCATGGACAGATACGTTATCTGGGCATTAAGGCTGGCAATCTTTGCTTTCTGTGCCTGTATCTCGTCCTGTATTGTTGGAGTCCTGTACTCAACGATAATAACGGAATCTTTTACTTCCTCATATTTATAAATCGGTTTTTCATCATCATCGACTCCTATCTGCACTTGTTCAATGCCAATCGGAAAAGAAAAGTCAAATGTCGGCAGCCCCGTATATACCAGATTGTCTTGTTTCCATTGTTCTACACCGTCTTCATCGTATTTAATAACAGTGGAATTTTCCGTAAGATTTTTGTGCATATCCTTGATATTGTTTGAACCGATGATGATGGCAACCTTTGCAGTGTACCCGGTTAAAGCATTTAAGCCGCAACTGCCATTTGCAATGTTATAAGTCGTGTTTCCTATTTTAATGCTTTCATGTTTCATAATTATATCCTCCTATGAATTTACTACATATGTACAACTAAAACGGATATGTTCACCACTTGAAATATTGGTATTAATTTGCCAGTGTAAAATACCATCTGTACCCAAAAGGCAATAATTTGTTAATTTATGTGAGCCACATGTAACCGCTATCACCATTGTGTTAGGTGGGAATCCTGATATGTTATACTCGTTCCCAGATGTTAATGGTGTTTTCAATACTGCGTCAATATTAATAGTTATTATTCCGGCACCACCAGTAATCCCATTGCGCGTTACTCCACCATATATAGTTGCCCATGAGCACGACAATCCAGAATTGATCATTTCCGATATTTGAGTGCCGTTTTGACGTATAAAAGTACCACCTGTATTTTGTATTGCAAAACTAGCCGTATATCCCGGAACTGTACCGTTGTATATAATCCTACCGCCAGAAGACACATTTATCGAATAGCTATTTCCAGAGCCAGTACAATCCGACATAAATATTTCTGATAAATCGGCATATACAGTAGTTCCATGATTCGAAATTTCACACGATTGCAAAATAACAGCACTGTCAGCATACGCTTCTACTCCAGTCCATGAATTTGGTTGAATCATTTTTATATGACCCAATCTAACAATGCTAGAACGAGAAATATCTATAGCTTTGGATTCTGTGGGTTCAACAATTTTCAAACTGTTTAAGTGTACCAAACACCTACAACTGTATATCTTTACATTCTTTACAACACAATCATCATTTAAGGTGCTCAGCCTAGCAGATGGTCTAATAAGCAAAGTACCTAGTGAAAAACCGATAATTGACACGGAATCATATATACCATCGGCTAGCATAATCGTAGCTGTGTAATTGTTCAGGTTCTTAGGTATCTGGTCAATGGCATATTGGATAGTTCTAAACGGTTTTTCCTGAGTACCGTCACCAGTTATATCCGAACCGGTTGTTGATACATAGTAGGTAACATCAGCTTCTAGGGGTTTGATGTTTTTAAGAAACGTCCGTACTTTCCCTAAAAATCGTTTTATGCTCTCACCTGCAGATGGAATCGGGAACTTTGTTTCTGTTTCTATAGGTTCCAGGGTATTTACAACGGTTTCTGAGATATCTCCGCCGGTAGCCTCCACTCTCTCCAGCACGTCCTGAATCGTAGCGGTTCCAGAAGGGTGCACCGTGACATTGAGTTCTGCTGCATCCTGGACTACGCTTTGAATATTGTATATATAGGAAGTGGGGGCAACTCCATTATATTGAGGCATCTCATCTGGTGTCACTGCAGTTACAATACAAAAAAGGACCTCTTGGGTCCCGTCCATTGCATATAAACCTATGTTATGTATATAGTAGGTTTTTTCAATTTCTTCATTACTAAAAAGCGTCCGCGTCTGAATCAAATTGTTACTTAAGATGTTACTTAAGACTTCTGTTTCAGGAAAGTCCATAACCTGCTTAACACCCTGCAGATCAGTCAGCGCCTTAAAATCCGTGCTGTCCGGATACTTATAATCTGAGGTTTTGGCCTTTGTAATATCTAACTGAATCTCTCCGGCCACGGCCCTGGCGATCAGATTTTCACCCGCAGCCGTTGTAATTGCTTTGTTATACTGTCCCATTATGCCTCCTTAAATTGTTGTTATCTTTGTGCCACTTACAGTGGTTCCAATATACAGACCGCCTTTAATATCTTTTGTTGCTTCCTGGCTTGCAATAATCTGGATATGGGCCGGAATGATATCCCACAGAAGATCATACAAGAGATTTAAGGCACCATACCGATCGGAAGTAACCTTGATGGTTAGTAAACAGGTTTTGCTATTGACTGAAAGAATGTAGCCATCGGCCCCGTAAAGCTCTGCCAAACGGTTCTTAAGGAATCCGATCGTAAAAGGAACAACGGTATTATACCTTTGCAGGATTCGGCTTTTACGGTATTCAAGTGTTTCTCCTTGATACGAGATGCCAAACCGCTTTTCATAGAGTAGAATGGTATTTTCATCTGCAGTCTGGATAAAACAGTTATTTCTTACTGATCGAATGCTTTCCTCTACTGCCTCCAACTCCACCTCTTCGGCTTCCAATAGCCTGTTAAATTCCAGAATAATCTTAAACCACTCCGGGAGAAGCACCTTTAAATCAACCGCCATTTATCGTCACCGTCCCCAATACTGGCACTTGCTGCACAGCAGAAGTCTCTACGCATACCACATCCGATGCGGCTCCATTTATAGAAACGTCAGTTACATTCACAATTTCAGGAATGGTAAGAATTGCATATATAATCCTGGACACATACACGGTCACAGCATATTCTATTTTTTGGCTTTTAAGCATGGCACCCCAGGACTGCCGGACTGATTCCAGGTATTCTTCTATCTTTTCCTCAATCTGACTTTTATAAGTTACTTCCCCGTTCTGTATACTGGATAGAAATTGAACGGTAAGGGAAATATCAAGTTTCAATTCTTCACCGGTTCCGATTGTTACCGCTGCCCCGATCGGGGCCAGTCCGTATCCATTGGGGGAGGGATCCGTTTCATCATCTTCTGGGGGACAGATTGCATTTTGTACCCGATCAATGAGAGTACTGCCCGCAGGCTCATAATTACCATCTAGGATACTACATAGCACAGTTCCCCCACCCTGCCATGCGGGGTATATCTGTACAGCCCCTACCCCTTCAATGGCAAGAATCGCATTCCGGTATGAAGCAATATTTCCGCCAAAAGTGGCAACATCAAACGTGGCAAAGTACCGTTCTCTCAGAGAAGAATCCGTTTCCTCCTCAGTGCCTCCCGAAAGAAGCTCTGTGAGCTGTGCAGATGCAAGCCCCGTCACATAATCAACTGCAACCAACTGGCCGGAATAATTATTTCCGATCTCCCCCGCGGTTTCACATTCCATTTTGTATGCATGCCCGGCTTCCGTCTGATCTATAAATTCTATTACTTTATAGGTCAAATAACCGCTTCCTGTGAGTGCTGAAAACCGGGAGCCGATAGGAACCTGAATATTAAAGATTCCCTTTTTCACTGCTTTGGTGGCCGCTTTCCTTTCAATACCACGCTCAGCCACCAGCATATTTAGCCAGTCTCCTCCGGCAGTTTCAGCGTAGGCATTCTTCTGGACAGAATCTAAGTCCAGATATAACCCTTCCAGATACCAGCTTTCAGGACCAAGAGCGGTCTGGATCATGGATCCTTCTCTTTTATCAATCGTATCCGGCACACGGTTTAACTGAGCCGCCAGTATATTTGCATAAGTCTTGTTGCTAAAATCAATCAAATTTCCACCTCCCCGGGGACAATACCATACACGGTTTTGATATCAAAAGTACATTTCAGCGTCCCCAGCTCCGTGGTATCAAATACAAAATTACCTACCGATAGAAAACGCTTGTCAGCAGAAAAGGCCTCTTGAATACGCCTTTTTAACATACTAGCCACATATTCCGGAGGCTTTCCAATTAGTTTTTTTAATTCTCTTCCAAAATTGGAAGTATAAATCTGATTCTGGTATCTTTCAGTATCCAGTATAATCTCTGCCGCCTGTTTCATGGCTTCCAGGCCACCGCCTACCTTTTTAATGGTACCGGTACTCTTATCCACCAGATAAGTTTCCGTAGGGTATTCCCTGCTTTCATTTTCGTAAATAACTGTGCTTGCTGATTCTGGTAATGTCGCCATCGTATCACCTACACTTTCGACATTGCGATATAGTTCTGGCCAGCATTGGCTTTCAATACCAACACCTTATCTCCAGGCTTTATACCTGGATTGATAATAACCAATTCTCCTTGCACCGTTACGGCACGGTACCGTAAACTATCTGTCAGAACCGCCACAGGTTCCGTTACAATCAACTGTGTGGCCTGGATTTTTAGTGTCAGAGGAGAAACTGACTCCACGGTAGCATAACCGATATCCAGTAGGTCCATGGCTTTTACGGTGTCGTTAATAATAGACTTAAGTCTTTCAATTAATTCCACTTCCCCCTCCTTAACTATTTATAATTTTTGCCTCCACGCTCATTGTGTGATCCCCATCTGAAAAGGTATGCTTTACCTTATCCAAGACTAATCGGTACCCAACAGTAAGCTCCGGAATATCCTTGATCTTAAATGTTACCATTGCTCCCGCCTTAAGTCCTGGCACGCTTCCAACACCATTAACCGATATCGTCTTAAGCACCCTGTCATAGTAAGCCATCATGATATTTCCCTGTTGGTTTATCTGCGCCTCATTCAGATTTTCATCTACCTTTTTGTACTTCTGCAGAAGTCCCCACTTTTTTATAGTGGACTGGTCATTAAATACATAGGTGTCTCCCTGGCCGGTTTCTTTGTTTGGTCTGACAAGTTTTACCTGATTATAAGTATCTGAATCGATATCTGATTTATAAGAATAATCTGTTATAATGCTCCCGTTACCAATAAGAACATCAGACGTCATATTCTTAGCTTCTTTAAGAGATAGTTTTCCAAAATCATCATAGAAAACGAAGATTTTACCAGTGTTGTTCTGGGTTACTTGTAAGCCATAATCAATAATATCCAGACATTCTGTATTTTCCTTTGTTAAAGTTGGTATGATGTATCCTGTATCTTCTAAGATTCCTATCTGCAGCTGCATATCGGTAGCGATCTGCTGGATTATCTCGCCAAGCCGCTTTCCTACAAAGCTGTAACTGGCTTTTGCTTTTAAATATCTAAGCTGATCGTAAGCCGTAACAGAAACAACGCCCCATCGATCTCGCTCTATAATAAAAACAAACCCAAGAAAGATCTCTTTTCCGTCAACGTAAAATAGCACCTTTGCGCCCTCTGTAAGATTGATGGGTTTATCTTGCAAATAGGTAAATGTCAGTTTTCCTGCGCTGCCGTTCCTATTTGTAGTGTAAGTGACCTTCTGGGTAACTGGAGCATAATCATACATCGTATTAGCTTCAGCGTTGAATATCAAAAGTTTATAACTCATCCTGTCACCTGCAGTTGATCTGCCTTAATCCAGCCACGGCTCCCGCCTATCAATATCGGATAGGCACGGGAAGCGTCTGGAATAATCCTTGAAACTGTTGTTGTCAAGTTGTTTGCTGTGCCCGTGGGCTTATCTCCATAACTGCTGCTGAAATAAATCCCGTTTGCAATTACCGTAGCCCCTACACGCAATTCGGGGGCTGATGATAGGGGCCTTGGTTGTTCTTCCACCTGGACGGTCCCCGTGGCGGGCTGTTCAGGCTGTGGAAGCGCGATCTTGATCGGTGCGTAGTCACGATACTCCTTAAACTTAATCTTATAATACACGTCGCCAGCTTCTCCACCTTTTTCGGTTGTTTCAAAGTTATCAATTAGTGCACTGATATTTGTATCATACATGCGGCTGCCCCTGGCATCGTACCTGCTTATCACAAGATCACATATTTCCTTGTTGTCCCTTGCATCCAAGATTGCCTCCACATAATCTCCAGGCTCCGTCCAATCGTGTCCGTAAATAAGGGGATCGTTTCCACTCCCCGGGAAATAAGATTCCCAGGACACCTCCATAAGGGACGGCAACCTGGGCACAACAATCTCTCCCACATCTAAAATATCGTAGGTCTTGTGATCAGAAGGATATGAAACAGTGTATTCTTTTGGATTGACAGGAAACTCTATGGTGTCTCCTCCTACATCCGCAAAAAATTTATATTTATTTCGCATGGCACCTCCTATGCATTCACGACATTACTACTAGAAGCCTGCTGTGTGCCCAATACATTACTTAATGCACTGAGCATGGCGTCGACATCAGAACCTCCGCCACCATAGTTATTTTGGTTCACGGTTGCATTGGTCTGTGGTACCGTAAGGTTTACCAGGGCTACATACTGCCGTTCCGACAAGTCCCGCAGAAGTTTAATGTTTTCGTCAGCAATGTTTACATCTTCCTCTATTTTACCAACCTTATCGACTTTTCCAACGCTTCCAATGTGATCTCCTGCTCCCACCGTGAAACCGCCGTCTCCTGCCGCTTTTCTCGCTGCTTCCGCCTTTGCAGTTTCTATTGCCGCCTGACGCCGCATTCTTGCATCATCAGCTGCTCTTTCAGCCCTGTCATATTCGTTTTTCCACTCAGCCTTAGCCCCTTCTATTGCCTCCTGCTTTCTTGTAAGCTCTGCCGCTCGCTGCTGCTGTTTCATCTGTTCTTCAACGGCTGCACCGGTGGCAAATTCTACATGATCAATCAAATCAATAGATACACCGGGTATATTATTAGCCATTTCAATTAGTTTGTTAACCCGGTCTATAGCTCCATTTACCAGGTCCTGTAAAATCGTCAGCGCCTTAACCTTTGTACTTCCTAGAGAGTCCAGCACTTTTACCCTGAACGAGTCAAATGCAAAAGCGGCGTCCAAAATTCCGCCTTTAATAATAAACCACGCTGCCATAAAGCCTAGTTTTAACCGATCTGCATGCGTCAGCACTTCGTTTACACAAATTAGCCAGGCCACCTGTATACCTCCCACCGATTGTATCCACTTGTAAATGGCTGCCACAATGACGCCTATCACAATGGCAATCCATAGAAATGGATTAGCAAGCATACTTGCAACTAACGCTTGATTGGCCGCCACAGAAAGCCACGTAACAGCAGTGTATATCCCCCAGGCTGCAGCTGCGACCAGTATCCCCGCTGCAAGCCCATAAAATACAGGTGCTATAGAGGACCAGTTCTCATAAATAAATGTAGCCCCACGTCCAATCTCCTGTATAACCGGTTGGAATGCCTGAAGTAAAGAATTAGAGATAGCAGTCCATACTTGTTGATAAGTCATAGGCATGGAGTTAAAATCCTGATTTATTTTATCCGTAGCCGCCAGCATTGCATTTTTTACAATTTCAGCTGTAATCTCGCCGTCCGATGCCATTTCACGAATTTTCCCAATAGGGACGTTAAGATAATCCGCTATGGTCTGTATTACATTTGGTGCCGCTTCAAATACTGCGTTCAACTCCTCACCGCGCAAAACCCCAGATCCAAGTGCCTGGGTAAGCTGGAGCGATGCAGAAGAAATTTCCTGTTGACTGGCACCTGCTATAATAAACTGTTTGTTTAAGTTTTCAACAAAAGCTACTACCTCGTCGCTTCCGGAAAAAGCATCCCCTGCTCTTTGCCCCATTTTTGCTACCACATCCGCTGTGGCAAGGTAACTTGTTCTGGTCCTCTGTGCAGATCGGAATATAGCCTCCTGGACTCTTTCCGTCTCCTGAAGGCTGTCATTCATATCAATTTCCTGACCTCCCCCTCCAGATGACTTAACCGCAGAACGTTGAAATCCTTTATTCATCAAATTAATACGGGCGGTTGTCTGCGTCATTTCGTCAGACAGATTAAGTACATCTTTTCCCATCTTAAATGCCGCAGCGGCCGCAACCACTTTTTTTATAGTTGATAACAGCTTGCCCGCAGAATCATTGGTTTCCTTTACTTTTTTATTATGATTATCCTGCTCCCTGGCCGCTTTGGAGGTATTGCTTGCAATCTTAATCAACTGTGCTTCCAGGCGGTCAAATCCAGACGAGGAGATTTCATTGGCGGATTCTCCGATCTGCCTCATATTTGCGATGATTGCACCAGTAGCTCCACCGATGGACCGGCGCATGGTCATTTCCATTCTTGTGACGGATTGGTCAATTCGTTGCATCTGATTTACCGCTGAATTTCCAAGTTCAAGGAACCTGGAAAAAGATGCGCTGAACTGATCGCTTAGTATAAATTCTTCTCTTATCTCTCCCATGGCTCCTCCTTTACTTCTTGGGGCGGCTGTTGATTTCTTTCACTGCCATCTGAAACATTAATATTTTTTCATTTTCTGGAAGATCTGCAATTTCGTGGGGAAGTCGACCGTGATTGGCAAACATATAGTAAGCCAGTTGCATATCCATGTCTCCCCCGTTTAAGAGTTTTTTGCTTCTTCAATCTTCTCTCCCATACTCTTCATGTCGTTTAATTCCAGAATTGCTTCTGAGAGACGGTTATATTCCCCTATGCTAAGCATCTGGGAAGGAACTTCCAGCGGATCTTCGGTTCCATAATATTTACACATTTCCTGATCGCTGAAATCCGGCACCTGCACACACGCAAGAATCAGCCTCCTGGTGTAAAGAATGGTATCTGTTTTTTCCATTGGGACTCCATCAACTTTTGCTGTTTTTCTACTCATGCGAGAAAGTCTCTCATTTTCTTTCTGGGAAATAGCTTTAATCACAAAAGGAACTGGCTTTCCATCCTCCCCTTTAAAACGATCGGAAATAATCACCTCTTTTGTTACTCCCTCTAACGATGGCTGTAAAAATGCTTTTAATGCGCTCATAAATTAATTTCCTCCTATTCTCCCAGCTGAGCTGGTGCCGAAAATGCATTAAGGACCTCGACATTCGTAAAGCTGAATGCAATATCCATAGTTAAAAACTCTGTGTCTGCGTCCAGAATCGCAATGGGGAGCTTCTGCAGCTTCACATTATATAAAGCCACTGTCTGCGTCCCCACAGTACTTCCTTCATCATCATTCGTGATCTGAATGGTGAAATAGGGAAGCTTTCCGGATTTCAAATAGGACTTAAGCATATTCAGAAACTCAGGCGTTCCATAATAAACCGTTGCCGATCCAGTAAGTGATACGCCAGAAGTCTTTTTCTGGACAAGGTTTGTACCAACCACCTTAAAATCTGATTCCTGAAACTCGGCATCGGCCTGAATCTTCTTAAGACCAAACATTTCCACGTTCCGGCCATCAATCACGGCAAAGGCCCGACCGGCCTTGCCATTCAAGGCGTCACGTTCTAATAAAAAGCCCATAATCTACCTCCTTGTTAATCTGTAAGGGTTGCCGTGATGTAAATCTTTTCAACAGCTGCCACCGGTTGAATTGCAAGCGTTATCACAACGGCGTTTATTGCTTCTCCCGCTTCCACTACTACATCATCCGCAACAAAATTCTGAATGCCTCCGTTTGCCTGGATCTCGTTCAGATATCCAACAATCCAAGCCTTAAGCAGATCATGGCCTGCGGCGTTATTCTGGATTTTACCTATGTAATTCTGGGAGAAATTCTTATAGGTATCGTTTGCAACGGTATCCAAGGTACGGATCACTTGATTAAGTGCAAATGCTTCTCCTTTATCTGGTGTGTATGTGGTCAGAGTATTAATGTCTGATACCACTTTTACACTGCCAAACTCTTCGAAAAAAACGATCTGGCCTTTGCTTAGTGCTTCATCAACCTCAGTCGCTGTCAAGCGTGGGGAGACATTTACCGCGCCCGGATACTGTGCATATACCAGGGATTCACTGTAATTTGCCCCGGCCTCCGCTCCACCAACCCACCAGGTTGTCTGCTGAGGGGTAAGCGTGGTTCCATCTGACAATATTACTCCATTTTTTACTGAAACAACAGCATCAGAATCACTCTCAACGCCCGCCATAACAGCCTGACACTTCTTGCCAAGATTATCCCGCATTCGTCTAATGAAAGCCACGTAAGCCGCCTGTACAGTGCTGTCAGGGCCGTCATAAATCAGTATGTTAAAGGTGTAGGGTTCTAGGGCTGTCAGAAATGTGGAATAGGCTGCGTTGTTCACAGTTCCATCCGAACCCCCTGTAAGGGCTGTTCCTGCGCTGGCCACTAAATCTCCCGTCCCTGAGAAAACAACCCACTCATTGTCTTGCAGGTCTGCAACAACCTTACCGACCTGAGTGTACTTGACGGACCCGTCAACAATGGTCTGTACTGTAAAGCTCCCTTCATTATCCGGATCAGCAACAACGGAAACAGAGATATCATTGCCCCTTACACCGTTATGCTTTGCTGTGATTATAAGAGGCTCAATGGTTGCGGCCGCTTTTGCCGCGCCTGTAGCGCCTGGCCGGTATAACATGATCTTCACCGGTCCCCTTGTGTGTCCAGATCCTTTAAAAATCTCTCTCAAAAACAGGGCCTTATTGTTGGTAGAATCATATCCGATAAATGGAGTGAAATCATCACCGACATTAATCGTTATGATTTCCCCCTCTGGTCCCCAGGACAACGGCTCGCAGATTGCAACGACACCCCGGTCCCCTACGCTGACAGCCTGTGCCATACTTGACTTTACATTGATATATACGCCTGGCTGCTTTTTGTTTTGACTGGTCCACGTTCCTCCGGCCATCTACTTTCCCTCCTTCTTTCCAAAAAACTTATTTAATATTTCTTTTGCTTCTTCCACGGTGTACTCCGGATCGGTAAGTAACACCCGGGCAAAATCCTGCTGATACTCTGCAAATCCTCTGCTCTTAAGCAGGGATTCTGTTTTATATTTAATTGGCGTCTTCTTATTCGGCATCCTGTTTTATACCTCCTTCATAGGATTCTACTGATTCAATCGGGGGAGTGTTATCCGGATAGGAAACGATGGCCTTAACGGTGAACTGATAGTGCAGCTCCCCATCGTCAATCTTCCATTCCCGGTCATAAGTCCGTAGCTTTCCGTCCTCATAGGAAATGAACTCCAGGGCAAAGTCCAGCTGATCAGCAACAGACACCAGCTGATCATGCGCATCCGGCTCGTTTCTTTCAACTAGGTAGACAATATCTATTCCGATATTCCGCATGAAGCGGCGCCCTACCCTTTTTTCCGTCTCAGTCGGCATAAAGAATATAAAAAAGCAAGGAACATCTGTCCCTTGCTGATTCGGATTGCTGTATACTGAAATATCCGGATAATTTTCTTTCAAAGCTCCAGCTATGGAGTCTAATAACTGTGTAAGCGTAAATTTCATTTAAGATTCTCCTTCACTCGCTTATCAAGTTCCCGCCTCACAACATTTTTATAGCGCCCTATGGCAGCCTGCTTCATGTATTTACCTTGCACATAAGGGGTTTTTGTTCCCACCACAATGCCGCCAAGACTGGGATCTACTTTTTCAAGCATACCTCCATTTACCACCAAGCCCGGGACAAAATGCTGATCCATACGATGACCGTCATTTACATAGGAAGAATACTGCATATTGTTTGCAAGAGTGGTCCGGGCGCTCCCGCCTGTCATGACTGGCTTTGTGGTGCTATCTGTAGCCCATGCCTGCGCCATATCCCCCGATCGGGTTCCGGTTCCGGATATAGCGGATCCGTTGGGTGGAGTTAATTCAGTAGCCCGTTCTACCGCTGCGATCGTGGCTCCCTCCATAACCTCTTCCATAATCTTCGGCACATTCTGCCCCTGTTTCCGGAGCTGTTCCAGACGTTTCCTGGTCGCCTGACCAAAGGTTGACATATGAGTCCCTCCCTACTTAATTACTTCGTCCATTAACAGAACAGCTTCCTGGTGCTCTAATCCGGAAAGCACTCCGCCAACCGGATCATAATAAGGCTGCGGCAGACCGGCAAAGTACCGCTCAGGCTCCCGGTTGCTTCCCAAGAGCCCGCCCCTTACAATCATAAGCATATCCCCCGCCTTTAAATCCACGGATACGTCACAGGCCACTTTATCCGCAGCAGTGGCCGTGGCCGCAGTATCACTCATGGAAGGACCGTTTCTTTTTGCACTGTAAATCCGGCATGGAATATCTTTGTAAAGCTCTTCCCGCTTCTTTTTATCAATGTTTCCGACCTTGAAAGGGACATTTCTGGAAATGCTCATGGAATCCGTATACCAGTTTTCAAAAATGGGATTATCAAATAACATACATACCACCCATTCCAATCATACGGGCCATAGTTACAAGCTGCTGGCCGTACTGGGTAGCGTTCCAAGATCCCCACTTTGCACTGGCTTCTGTGATAGCTTCGTTGTCATAGTTGATTGTCGTATCTCCCATAGTGGCCTCTTTCACAAGACCGGTCTGCTGACCGGTTGCGGCAGCTCTGGCCGGAGTAACAGATCCATCGGAGTAGGTCTTTAAGTACAACGCAGAGAAGTGAGCCACATAAAGACCAGCTGCGTATCTCCATATATCTCCGTACCGGCTGGGTAAAATGCTGGCATTACTGTTGTTGATGAATACCTGCAGCATGGGATCAGGAACCAGGCTTATGATCTGGTTCTCTTCTTCCTCTCCCTGGCTGGTCTGTTTTTTTGTGAACTGAGGAAAATCAGTCAAAAACATTTCCTTTGTATAGGACCCAATCTCACCCAGCTGCGGCATGTTGGCCGCAGCGGATATTAAACCCAGAAACTGCTCATACATGCCGTTTCCTCCTTATTCTTCCCGCTTATCAGCGACGGCGGCCTTTACATCAGCTTCCACATCTGCCTGCTCCAGTGCTTTGTCTTTCTTGGCTTTAGGAGTGGCAATGGACCCGTCTTTTATAGCTGCAAGCACTAACCAGTGTTTTGCCACCCAAGCCGGGACCTCTCCGATATAATCACGAGGAATAAGGAATTTCTTCTCTCCCTCGCAGATTTCAAAATTCTTTTTACTGTTTATAAACATAGGGGTCCTCCTTAAATTCCGTCAACATAGCGCATGATATTCTCATAAAACATCTGCACCTCGGAAATGTTTGCAAGATATGCGGTGTCATAGCAAAGATTCGTTGCATTCGGCTGAGTCATTGCCCGGTTAAGCGGCGCCAGTTCGTCCATGGCGATAAAACGCTCTGTATTAATGTAAACCACCATTCGGTCAGTACCGCCTGCACCAGCTCCCTTGCACCAGGAAGCCCCGCCGATATAAAGCTCTGTTCCATTTTGCTTGGAAACGTTATTCTCCAGAAGGAAGGTAAGGATCGTCTTTTCAGCCAGCTCAGAAACTTTGGTGGTCGCAAGGTAATTGAACTGCTCGTAGGGCATCAGGATATGATTGGGAATGGCACTCCTGTCATATTCCGCAGTAGCCCATACTGCAAGAATGGCATCGTTGATATCCTGTAAGATCTGATCTGGGGTTTTGCTCTTAAAAGTCGTCAGGCTGCCGGTTCCGGTGGAAGCTGCGTTTGCTGTGGTCACATTTGGATTGTTGATAAGCCCGGTAGAACCGTATTTCCTGATGCCAACATAAGCATTGGCATCCATGTGCTTATCATAGGTCATTCTGACGCCGTCTCTTAAAATACTTTCGTAGCTTCTCCCGGTCATATTGCCACGCTGCATATCCACGAACATGATACGCATACCAACGGAAAAGATGTGGGTTTTGAAAAGCTCTTTGTCAAAATTGGCCTGCACCATGGGGATTCCATTTGCCCCACCTGCATGGACCGGGCCATCCTCACTGCCTCCGGCAACTCCGTATTCTACATTCATGGCTGACACATATTCAGCCCAACCACCGCCTACACGGACAGGAAGATCACGGCCATATGTAAAGCTGGTTAGCGGCTGCCTGATTGTATTGTCTCTCTTTTCCAGCTCAGACTGCAGGAATGCCCCGCCGTTTGCAATGGCCGCTGCGTCCATGGCCTGGAATTTCTGTGGAGCCGCAGCTCCGGTTGATGGAGCAGTTACCACGCCCGCATCAAATGTACCCATGTTTTGATATTTCATATTGAATTGTCCTCCTTATGCTCTGTTGCAGGATAAAATCCTGATTTCTGCCACACCGTTTGCGTCCTTTTCTCCATGCCATTCGCAATTAGTAAGTGCCACTGTTTTTCCGGTATCTGCCGAAGCTTCAAACCCACCAACAACACCTGTTGGAATGGCCTCATTAGCCACGGTTCGGATATAAACTTTTCCACCAAGCTTCGGGCTACCTACGTTACAAAGCACATTGATACAACCACGCTTAAATACGCTGGTTGCTTCTCCTGGTTCATACTGTCCTGCGGACTGGGATAAATAAGAAGTGGCTGACTTAAACTCCCTGGAAGCCACACCTACAAAGTCAACAGCAGTATTGCTGGCTCCAAAGACCACAACATTGCTATCACTGTCATAGACCAGAGGCGTGCCAAACTTTACAGCGGTGGTTCCGCCAAGCGGGTGCGTATCAATAATCATATCCGGCTGCCTGGAATAGTCTCCGGCATATCCGTGTGTCATGCTCTTTCCAATAACCTGTCCTCTCATTATTTCTTACCTCCATTCTTGTGTGGGTTCATAGCATCATAGGCCGACTGGCAGGCATCTAAATCAATGCCCGGCTGTTTATCTGACAGCCTGGCCGCATTCTTCTGGGTGGCCGCCGCTATCTTTGCGATATCGCTCACAGAATCCTTGTCCGTTAAACAGGCGATAAGTGAATCCGTGACAGCCTTTTTGTCGGTGGAATCCTTAATACCTGCGATCACCGGGCGAAGCTTCTTTATAACTTCTGCCATGACGGCCTTATCAGCGGTACCAGTGGCTTTGTCAAGTTCCTCTGCAGGAATCACCTTTGCCTCAGCACTGGGAGCTGATTCTTCATTTTCACCTGTAAGTGTCTTAATTAAGCCGTCCAGCGGATCCTGATCGACTTCCGGCGCCTTCGTTGCAGACAGTAATTCTATAAGTTTATCCAATTTTGCATCCAGGCTGGAAAAATCCTGTACCTCCGTCTTTTTCCCTTCTTCCTTTGCAGGAGAGGCTGCCGGCTTTGCCTCTTTTGATTCTTCCCCTAGGGCTTCTGCAGCATCAGCAGCCATGGACTCCAGCTCCTCTGGGGAGGCATCTTTAGCCGCTCTTGCAAACAACTTAAACAATGAACTCTTTTTCATAATATCTTTCCTTTCCGGCCGGTCGGCCTCTATCTTTTTTTCTGAATCTAAAATCGCAACATTCTTTCCTGCCCGGCCCCGTATGACTACTGCCACATGATTCCCACGGATATCGTGCTGTGAATAGGTTCCATCTCCATTATCAGAGTAGCTGCACTCATAACCACAGCTGATCTCCCTCTTACCTTCCTGTACCTCTCGGATCAGAGCTTCATCCTGAATGTGCAAATCAGCCATCATATGACCTTCCCATGGCCCCTCGCCTTTCCTTACGTTCTGAGCATGGCCCTTAGCATACTGACTGTAAGTCTCCGGTGTCAGAAGTTCTGGTGGATGTTCGTTGGTTACAGGCTTCCCCTCAAAACTGGACAACGCCGCTTCGGAAAACACTTCTTCCGGTGAGCGCAGCACCTTAACCATCTTGGAGGAGCTGCCCGCGGGGTTCAATTCACTTTCCAGGTAGTCCATACTCCCAGTCCGGGCAATAGGAACATTCCGGCAAATCAAAAAGCCCTCGCCAGTCTCAATCTGGTTAGGGCTTATGGTATATCCGTAATATGCAAGCATTCCATTTCCTTTCTGTTGTGATATCACAACTTTTTAGGTACAAAAATACCATCAGCCATTTTTCTGACCGATGGTATCTACAAATTTGCTATGATCTTATCTGCTTCTTTTTGGCTGATTTCTTCCACAAGGTTCAGAATATCAGAATTACCCATCTTGTATGGTGAATTTGTTGGTTCTGAGTCATCGAATCCCATAACCCTATCCATTAAGATGTTGTCATTATCCACAGTCCAGCCTTTGCCCGGCTTATACAAATAGGGAACGTAATCCTCTTCCTTCCCCAACAAATTCAAATCCTTGATGCGATAATATGTCACACTCATTTATTTTTCACCTCTTCGATATTTGCTGGTATCTCCATGCCCCGTGACTGCTCCATCATCTTTCTCCTAAGCGCAATAGCTTCGGGAGAAGAAGCACTTAACAGCCTCCACGCTTCATAATCCTTGTGCATTCGATCCTTCACGCCGTAACTTTCAGGCGTATGGAATTGTACTTCAAAGTCCTGATATCCTTTTCCCTTTGGATCTTTTATTCTGAATGTACAATTAATGCCGTTATAAGGGTTCCCTTTGTTATGCCAGAAATTCTTTACTCTTACAAGATCGTATCCTTTCTCCTGTAATGCTCCCGTAATATTCTTATATGAATTTACAAGGGTTAAAGGATTATCCTGGTAAGTATAACGTATTACATCATTCGTGGAGCTGATAGTATCCTTTATTCTTTGAGGATCAAGGCTGTGTTCGCTTTCCTTTCCCACTTTTCTCAGGAAGGAATCTTTTGCCTTTAGCCGGTATTCCATGCCAACCATAGGTACTCCGGTATCCTTAGATATTTTTGCCAGATCAGTAGTGATGGCCGGTTCTTTAAGGATTATTTTGTTGTAAGCGTTGGTCTTACGGTAAAGCGCCTGCGTGCTCTTCCAGCCCTCACCATCATTATACTTTAATTCACGGAACTTTTCAAAGCTTTTCGGAATATCATTTCCAAGTATCGCCCGGTATCGTTCATGCTGTTTATAATCACTAAGCAGTTTCTGCCGGTTCCTGATCTTTTCCTTGTAAGCCGCAATCTGTTTCTTGCTTCTGGGATCCTCTGTGACAGGGTTCTTACTAAAACTTGAAAAGTCCTTATCCTTTTGGATCTGGGCTTCACTCTTTCCGATAGTTGTATATTTAACCAGGGCATGAAGACAGTTCGGGTGGATATTAAGATATGTATTACTTAAATCGTTTCCCCCGTCAGGATCAATCTTCCCAAAAGCGGAAGACAGTGGGGGATAATCTGGGTTTGTACCGGACCGGCTGTAAACCCTTCCTTCAAGAGGTGCACATACAGGACAGGTACTGCCGATCTTAACGATCTTGTATAGATCATGGTCCGGATCGGCTGTTAATATGGCAGATACTTCAGCCTGCCTGGCGGTTGCCCTGGTAGCCATGTTACAATAATCCTGCAGGCCCCAATTACGTCCGGCTTTATCAGTAAAGGCTGTTATATTCTCAGACCGCAACTCACGTGCCATACTGGCCGCCGCTTTACCGGAGCCGTACCCTGCTGCTCTTGCCTCTGCTACTGATTTCAAAGCCGCCTCTCTCACCTTATCAACTTCTCGCCTGCCGATCTGGAATGATTCTTTAATACTCTTTTGAGCGGTGACAGAAGCTTCTACAATATCACCTAGCAGGTTATTGGATAATTGCTGCACAATTCCTAGCTGAGAAGCAGTAAGCCCGGCAGCATTCTTATATCCATTCGCCGCCGCTTCGGATTTATAGAATATCTTTTCGATCATAGCCGGAACATAGTTCCAGCTCTCGTCTACCATTTCCTGAAGGATCTTCTGGGTACGGTTTAAGGCTGCCACTTCTGCATAATCCACATATTCCTGACTGCGCTTTCGGTTTATCTCTGCAATCAACCTTTGCTCTGTTTTCAGAAACAGCATTCTGAGATAAGCCGTTTCATCCTTACTACCAGGAGGACGTATCATCTGCGGCATTACTCGTCAACCTCCTCAAATGTTCTCGGAAGCGATAGCCCTGCAAGGGGATCCTGCATGGCCTTATAATCTGAATAAGTCTTTCCTTCCGCTTGCTTTATGGCTTCGTCGGAAATGGTGCTGTACATGCCGGTTTCATCAGATAGGGCCTTAAGCTCCTTCTGAGCGGTAGCGGCGTCAATCAAATCGCCCTGGTATATTGTCATGATAGATTGTGTTTTCTTCTCTGCAATGTCAGCGATCTCACTGGAATCCGGCGTCTGCAATGGCGGGAAGTCGATATCCAGATCATCAGGAACGGCGCCCCAAGCTGATAGAAGCATGACCGGAAGAATCTTTTCAAGCAATGGTCGGAACTGGTTTTCCCTCAAACCGTCGATGTAATCATAATAGTTGTTCATGTCGCTTTCCCCAGTGGCGTTCATACCTGCAGGGGATCTCCCGAACAACTTTGTAACCGGGGTTCTGGCTGCTCCAGCAACGTCCATCATCATCCGGTCGTAAACTTCCGGTAATCCGGTAAAGGTGTACTGGGTGTTGTGCATGACATCACCCTTGTTTACCAGACGCATACCAAAGTTACTTTCCAAAACGCTCTGAGCCTGTAAGGTCTGCCAAAAATTCCGTTGGGCCTGTGCATTATTCACAGCAAGCATCTGATCCATGGAATCCGTTTCCATGTAATTTACATTCGCCCGGAAGGTAAGGGCTGCGATATTGGAAGAGACGTTGTCTCTCTTGACAACTTCGGTGTATATGGCTTCGATTTCCGATTCTCCCCAGTACTGCTCTGCTATCCTCTCGTTATAAGGCAGCTCCCTTCCTGTAAATCGTATCACCCGGCTATGATGCACCCTGGATACCAGGACCCCGCTTTCTTCGTCCCGTATCGTATAGTAAGCCGGCAGTCCAAAGTCAGGATCAGACGGATCCGTGACAATCCCCATCTCCGGATAGATACCACTCCACCGGTCAAGGATCTGCAAGCCCAGGAACGCTCCTGGAAGAATCAAGCCGTAATCTAAAGGCTGTGATAGATCGTCCTGGCCTCTTACCATGATAATCGCGGCAGCTCCACCATAAAGTCTGCCCCAGTACATTCCTTCAAGGATAGACTTTCTTAAATGCACCTTTCTTTCAAGACGCTGTAAGACGTCAATTCGTTCCGGTGCCACATTGCTTTTCACAGTGTACCACTTGCGGATCATGTCCTCCGGTATGGTTGATATGATGTTCTGGATAATCCAGTTATCCCGGTAAAGGCTTGTAAGCAGCTGGTAATTCTGCGTCATGCGGGTAAGCGGGTACTGTGTGGCCTGTAAAAGATCCTGCGTTCCGTAGCCTAACCGTGCGATCGGGTTTGAAAAAGCATCGTTTACCTGCATTTTATTATCTGCCCGTATCTGCGGGCGGTTTCGTTTTGGTCTTGCCATAAGTTCCTCCTACATTTTTGAAACAGACACGGCTGTAATCATTGCTAATATGGCATAGTACAACCCATGCACAGTGTCACCTTGACTGAATTTACACAAAGCAATATATGTACAAAAAACTAGCCAAGCAGGTGCAAAAAATCTCATTGAACATTCCTCCTCCATTTTGGCAGCTTGGTCATACAGAAATAACGCAGCGCATCAGGACCGTGATCCAGTTGCTTGACCGGCTTCTCATCCCCGTGCTGTGCTGCCTTGTCGTCCCACACATAGGACCGTAATTCCGTGATCAATCCTGCGCAGCGTTCATGCACCTTGATCTTTCCAGATTGAAACAGGGCTGCAACCACCCGGATCCCGTCTTCAACTTCGTTATCCCCAGGCTTTACAATGTAGCCCCGGCCTTTCAGTTCTACGATAAAGCTGGCCGCCGATGGATCCGCTACAATGTCGCATTGCAGATCCGGATTGTCACCCATAAAGACCACCATATCATCACCGTATTGGCTGTCTGTTTTCTGACCTTCTTTTTCCACTCGGCTGTCCCACCGGTACTCCCGATCCACCCAGATGGTGTCCCCGTCGTCGTATATGTCCAGGAATACACATGGGTTTGTAGTTCCGTAGTCCAGGGATATTGTGCGGGTGGACAGATACTCCAATCCCTTGGGCCGTGTCTCTTCGTTGTAGATGTTGGCCGACTTGGTAAACATGGTATAGATAAGGCCCTCGGCTACTGCCCACAAACCCTTGATATAACGCAAAAAAAAGACACCGGCATACATGCTGCGGTATCTCTGTTTTATTTCCTTGTCCAGGGAAAGATTGTCATCCATAGTGAAATGAAGGTACAATATGTTCTTAACTTCCTTGTTTGAGGACCTTAACTCCTCGGCTTTCTTCTTCCCAAGGTATCCAATGGATTTATTGATCCAGCCAACCTTAAACCAATGCATGGGGCCTGCGGGGTTGCAGTTGAACCAGTATTTTGATCCTTTGACAGAACAACGTCCGGTTGCCTGATTCACAAAAGATTCTGGCATAAGAGCCACTTCATCGAAGAATGCTCCGGCCAGCGTGATACCTTGGATAAGGTCCTGGGATCTTTCGTCCTTGCCACCGAAAACATAGAAGTAATTCGTTACACCCTTCCGGCTGATCTCCACCATGTTTGGCTGATCACCTGCCAGATGATCCTTCACCTGGTACCCTCGGCTCCTAAGCATCAATTTTAAAGATGTAAGAACGTTCCGCCGGAAGCTGCCTATTGTCTTTCCACACATTGCAAAGTTCTGTCCGTCAAAGGAGCTCATAGCCCACATAACAAATGATAATGACATGGATACGGTCTTGCCAGATCGAATCGCTCCATCAGCGATAATCCCATCCATGTCCTTAACCGGGGAATCCTTTGTCCACCAGTTCAGAACCATTCTCTGCTTGCGGGAAAAAGGCTGGAACTTAAATATCTGTCTCTTCATCTTCCTGCTCATTTTCTTCCCAATCCTCCCAATCTGTACCGGCTGATCCGTTTAATGCATCAAGGAAGCCATCATCTTCCATTTCTTCTTCATCATCAACCCCCATCTTGGCCTTGGACGCTGCCATTCGCAACTGCTGTTCCTCCTGATCGATGTCTGTCTTCTCGGATTGTCCGGAATACTTGGCAATAGCTTCAAAGGCTTTTACGTTCCCGGAAAGGGCCTCTTTGATCATGGCTCCTGTGACCGCAGATTCCAGGGTGCTATCAAGGCCCAGGGCTTCAAGGACAGGCGACCATTCAGGACTATCTATTTCAGCAGTGAGAAGGGCATTCAGAGTCTTGCGGAAGTCTGCTTTTTTTCGTCTGGCTTCACCAGAGGCTTTTCCACCTGCTGATGCAATTCTCCTCTGTTCAACCTCTGTTCGTTTATTAAACGGGATTAAGTTTTCATGTCCACGAGCCATCACCTCACCTTCCAATCTGGCTGTTTTTTACATCAAAAAAGAGACGGGGTTCGCCGCCTCTTAAAGTTAAGCATTTCTTTTTTCAATTCTTTTTATGCTGTCGTAAAAAATCATTACTACTTCATTTGGTTCGCCAGCATGGTTTTCAATATAGGGCTCCCTCGGTTTTCCTTGTTTGTTTAAAAAATATTTACAAAAAGAGTTTAAGCAGATATACTTACGCCTGTCGTCTTCCATTTCTTTGCACCCCAAGGATCCTTCATAAACAATTTTATCATCATTTAAGTAAACGCAAAGCCAAGCGCCCTCATTAAATTCTGCTAACATTTCAATTTCATTGTCATAAAATGTCGTGTTGATACCAAACAAACCCAATACTTGGCCAGTGCGTTTTGAGACAGCCATAAGGAAAAAAATATAGGCAATTAATACTGATATAATAATTAAGCATACACTTTCTTTTAACTCGTACGGAGCATTTAGAAAGCAACTATTTACTATCCCTTTCAGCCAGTCTATATGTTTTAACCATTCGATTAGCCAAAGATAAATATAACTGATGGCCGTTGCTTTTACGAATATGTAATTATTATCCTTTATCGTTTTTCCTCTTAGGAAAAGATATACATATATACTCAAATATCCAGGATAAATATATCTTATATATTCTGGCAATGCCTTTATTATTTTTAAAATTCCATCGGCATCCAATTCACAATCTACCTCTTAGGACCCGGAGACGGTTTTTGACTTGTTGTAGTAGTTCTACCATCGGAATTAGTACGGCCCTTTTGATAGTTACCCTGCTCATGGATCGGTCGCTGTTGCGGCTGCTGTGGTCTTTGGTTTCCTTGATTGTTTTTGTTTTCTGGCATCCTTTTATCCCCCATTTTCTTTTTCCATATTTTACCACATATTTCCAGAAAAGAAAACACCCATCGACCAAATTTCGACAGGCGTTTTCAAAAAGGAGAATAAGTATGGCTGAAAACCAATCGGAACACCCGGGCTTGAACCGGGAACCACCTCACCATTAATGGTGTCGTTCTTCCCATTGAACTATGTTCCGCACCACAGTGTTGCATTTTGGGCTCAACACACTGACTTTTATACGCCGCTTTCTATCCGATTTGAAAAGCTATGAAGAAAGCATAAGAACGTCGGCTTTAATCAGCTGCCAAGCTGTTACACCTGGCAGCCGTCAAAGTTAAACTGTTACTGTAGTGTCTTGCTCGGTGCACTATCAGAAATGCTTTATTCGTATTTAATACAATAAAGAACTGCTGTATTTGTAGGACGAGAAGTAAATGACCTTATTGGTTTTGCGGATGTAATTACTGTTCCATCTAATTGCACATACCCATAATTTCCCATTTCTACAAAGTCTGCATTTTCCGCTCTTAAAACGGTATTATTTTCTCTATCAATATCTGAATTATTTAATCCGATAGCTGCGCCTGTTCCATATCCATTATTATACCAGCCGGGGACTATTGTTGCATTTTGATGTACACCTACAGCCGCACCAGTTCCAGTATTTCTAGTGCCAACTCCCGTGCCTCTTAAAAATTCGCCCCTCAAATCAGGTACAGCAAAGGTTGTAATTCCATCACCTCCGAAAAAATCAAACGCTCCATGCTCATCTTTTATAAATTGGGAAAAATCTTTATAATCGTCAATATTATAAATTGTCCCGTCGCATATTAAGTAATGCTTGGGAGCACTTGTTCCCATATACGAAATTACGGTTCCAACTGGTGTGCTATCATTGCCATTGCTATTACCATTACTACAACACCCACAGTTAATTGTAATACAACTCTTTTTATCTTCGCACATATAATTTACCTCGCTTTTGTTTTTTTTAATAGCCTTTTGGTCAAAATCCATACAAATGCCAATTTCAGAAGATTGCAGCCATCATGTTTACAGCCTTAGGCAGCATTACTGTTTTGTGTATTCGATAACTACATAGGCTGTACAGCCGGAGTAAGTACCTTCATTGTTTAAAAAATGATAATCAATACTTTTATTAGTATTATTATAACACATGTTTATTGCAGCAAATATTCCATTTGTACGATTATAGGAGGTCTGCAACGTAATTTGCACATTTTGTTTCTCAACCATGTTCCCGTACAAATTGATTACCCGATCTATATTAAGTTCAGGAACATTTGCAAATACAATTGAATTACCACTATTGACAGCAAGTGTCCCAGAAATAACCTTCCGATAAATCGGCTTGCCGTCCACCCAAGTGCCAATATCAACTTCATCAAAGGAATAAACTTCTTTAGAATTTCCATCACATTCTGCAAGTTGAATGCAATATTTTTTGTCTGTCATAAATAAATCCTCGCTTTCAGTGTTTTCATTGTTTCACATACTAACCGGTATCGTATGTTTCGTGAACACGATCGTGATATAACTATAATAATGCACCAAATGTAAAACGTCAAACTTTTTCCAAACATATGTTCTTATGTTATCTTCGGTCAGCTGTCAAATCAATACGGCCCCTGAGCTGTTGCGCTCAGAAGCCGTTAAAAGGGGGTTTCCATATTTATACAATTTTGGATACTATCATTATAGATCGGCCATGTGGACTTTACAAGGACACGATTTTGACACAGTTTGTCAAGTACTCTAATCCAGCATAATGGCATCAGCCCCAAATAAGTACACACTTAGAATATCAGTCAATTCAGAAATCCATCGCCTTATAGTTCTATCCGTAGTATCAAATCTAACCGCAATATCTTCCTGAGTATTCCTTTCCAAGTAGAAGCTTTTGAAAGCCTCATACTTCTCTGACCACTCCTTCCTGATCATCTCGTCCTCCAGAAGCTTCAAGCACTTATCAATATGTGCAATCATCACAATGCTCCGCAGCTTACTTTTTATAATACTGTTTATATAAATATCCTCTGCAGATAACTCCTCCAGTTCTTCCCCATCGTCCACGTCCGATAGCTCCGACACGCCCTCCTGGACGCTCTGACAGATTCGATTATAATTCTCCATCAGCTTCTTGGCGTTTTGAAATATCTTTACCCGCTTATTTTTCTTCTGGGACTTTTCAAATTCCTTCACGGCCTCAAGCGCCGCTGTCCTTGCTAACTGCTCTGCAGTCTCTTTATTCACCCTATCACCTCCCTGATGCCAACATCTTCTTTTTCTTTCTGTCATTTTTCTGCCCCAAAAGCTCAGTGTATGTCATGGTCACCAACCTCTTTGGATCTTTCAGACTAACCAACTCCACGATATGAGGATATTTCCTCACTACAACAACCTTTTCTGATGTAATCCGCGTCCCCCTGACAAAGTCCTTGCGGAAACTCTCATAAACAAATCTTGCCCCTATCTTCAAGGAACGCTTAAACTTCTCCATATCCACTGCCGTAATATCTGGATCCTCCTGGCCGTCTTCGACTTCACCGGATACGCCTGTCCCCACCGCCTTAAACGTATACCGGCCTTTGTAGGCTTTTCCTTCACGGGCATAATCATAAATGGCTTGCCGGGGTATGGACAGTGCCACTTCCCATTCCTTAGCGGCATGCTCCCCTAGCAGTTTTCCGTCTTCATACACTGCATACAAATTTTCAAATGCCATGATTCACCTCCCCTTTCTTCACCGGCGGCTCTCGTAGTCTCTGATCTGAACACAAACTTGTATATGTATAAGCCGGATGTGTTGCTGAGAAGGTCAGGGCAGACGGCGCCTTTACTGCTATAGCTGCCTCTGCTGTGGTGATCCTCTGCGCTTGCACATACTGATTCCGGCGCTCTTTTGGTGATTTTCTCAATCTATCCACTCCTTTTATTTTCCCTTTTATTCCCTGTCGCAAAAAGAACGTACGTTTGCTATAATCCCTATTGAGGTGATGCATATGCCATACATTGATCTATCTGTCAAAAAAGAAGTTCCCGTAATTGCAAGTTTTAATGAAAAAGGGGATTGCGTGCCTCTTTATTTTCGGTACATATTTTTTGACGGTTCTTTCACTGATATCCAAATTGACCGTATCGCCGAAATGAGAAGAGCCTCCCCATATACTTATTATTTTTGCTACGTGACCACCTACGATATCAGGCACAGGATAAAACTTGTGCATCATCGTGATCGGGGAACCTGGTCCCTTAATGCCTATTAAATTCTAGTTTAACCCAGTATCTTTTTAATCTGCTCCGCCGCCTGTTTTGTCACAATAGTGTCCAGGGCAACCTTGCACTTATAATCTATGTCGTGGAGATAATAGGCAATTTTCGCATCCATCAATTCCTCAGCTTTTTCCTGAATAAGTTTTGGTACGTCCATTTCTTCCAAGACTTCTTTAATACCTCTTATGGCGCAGCCTTTAACAGTTTCATTAAGTTTATCGCGATATCCATAGGTATTGGCATCAAATAAACGCTTAAACTCCTGTGACGCTGCATCCTGCATCATCGTGCTATACTCATTCCTGACGATTTCTTTAACCTTTGCCCGGATTATTCCCTGTACTTCTTTGTCGAAGGCTTCATTTTCCTTTAAATCAATATTAACGCTTACTCGCTTCATTATTTTTCCTCCTCAAAATTCTAATTCTCTAGTCTTATTTGCTCCACCAGCTCATAGTTCATCCACAACGTTTCCACCCGCCTATGATTATTCTGTGCCCTGGCCGGGATCTGCAACTTGTACCAGTCTTTCAAATATCTTTCATACAACTCACAATCATATCCAGAAAGCATGATCTTAGCCTTGCTGTGAACGCTTGTCTCCAACAACTCCTCATGATCCTGATCAGACATTTCATGCCGGTACTGCTTCCGGCCCCGCGTTGATAACACATAGGGCGGATCCAGGTAGATCAGGACGTTTTCATGATCAAAGGCTCTGATCAGCTCCAGCGCCGGTCTATTTTCAATCTGCACACCTTTCAGCCTAACAGCCATTTCTGCCAGTGCTTCCGGAAGCTGATTCCAATACCGGACCGCATAGGCTGCTTCCCTGCCGTAAACATCTTTCTTCCAACCGCAATCCCCATTCAGTCTGAATCCGTGACTCTGCATGGATCTTACTGCGAAGTACCCGGCTCGTTCCACTGGGGACTGAGGCTCTTCCTGGAAAGTCTCCTCATAGACCTGCCTGGAATACGGCGTATATGTAAGCCAGACCTGTAACTCCTGACAGCTTTCCGGATTCTGAATAACCCGGAAGAAATTCACCACATCACCGTCAAGATCATTCACCGTCTCAATCCTGGAAGGGGGCTTTTCAAAAAGGATAGCCCCTCCCCCAAAGAATGGATCCAAATAACTGTGGTGCTCTGGCATATTTCCAATTATCCAGGATGCAATACGCTTCTTGCTACCGGGATAATGTAATAATGATTTCATTTACTACCTCCTGTCAATTCTTCATCGTCGGCCTCGCTATCATATTCACTTGATGTTAATTCATCAGCCACAATGCGCTCACCGACATCATCAAAAGCACATGGCCTCATATCCACTGCATCTTTAACGTCCAAAGCAATATTTAGATAATTTACCCTACCATTACCTTTATATTTCTGCAGGTTCATTAACTGCTCACCAAGACCGGATTTCATTTGCTGCTCCCAGCGTTCCGGATGAGTCTGGCGAAGAACCGACATATGATTGTCCTTAAATGCAATGTCAGTACAACAGCCGACACAGCCATTTCGCTTTATATGGCAAATCTCACCTTTATTATTTGTGTACCCCATATCATACAATGGCGTATACGGCACATCATATTTTCGTATGTATTCCCAGATATCATCATCTGTCCATATTCCAAGAGGTGACACATGGTAGAATTCCGGCGCATGTGGCCTGTGGCTCTTGAAGATATAACCCCTGGTCGAAAAGGATAACAATCTGGCATGGCTTTCAGCAGCCATCAAGCCTTTCATAATCACATCAATTCCAAGCTCTGCCTGTTTCTTTTCGGAAGGCTCTTTTTTCAGTATTGAACAACAGTGGTTTGATGTCTTTACATGTCGGATCAAATCATAGTATTCCAGGGTTTCCTGTTTTTCTGACTCGGACTTGGAGAACCGAAGGAAGCAATCAATATTAATTCTCTTAGCTGTCAACTTAGAAGCCGCTTTCCCAAGAATCGGATAACCATACTGATCAACACACCAGTTAAAGGATTTCATTGTTCCTTTCTTCCAAACAAGGCTCCTATTTCGAAAATCTTCCCACATCTCCGGTGTCGCTTTTCTCTCCAAAGATACCGTTGACTTAAGTTTTCCATCTTCTTTAAGGACCTCATCGATTCTGTCCTCCTGAATCAGCCATTCCAGTACTTCCTTCTGTGCCTCGTATTTTAGACCATCATCCTGCAGTTTATCCGGTAGGACCTCATGGAACTGGACGTTTTTGTTGCTCCATTCTTCTCCTAGCTTTCTTGCAAATTTCAAGCTTTCTGGAAACTCTACTGTCGTATTTCCAAAAATCACATGATACTTTGCATCAGGAAAATGCGTCCTGATTAAATGCCAGAGAACTGTAGAATCCTTTCCGCCACTAAAGGCAACGCCAACAGCACCTTTAGATAGTTCAAATCCTCTTCCAATAACCTCAACCGCTTTCTGTATTTTGTAATCCAGCGGCTTTTTCTGTTCCTCCATAACCTCTTTAAACGTATAAACTGTACTCATATTTTTGAAAGGAGCCAGGATATCCTGTCACGGTGGCCACCGCTCCGGCCTCCTTTCTTGATATTAACTTTTACTGTTTCCTGACATACACTCAAAATGTATGTGCAGCTTACTCCGTCTCTTGGTTTCTATGTACACGTGCTCCCCATGGATCTCCCTGCCACAGATAGAGCAAAGATAGACCTTTTCCTGTTGGGGGGGGGGCACTGGCTTTCTTTTTACTTGCCATCATCACGCCTCCACATTCTCTGCCCTAACTCCGCTATCATTTCAGCTACCAGCTGCTCCATGAAGGGATATTTCTTCATGAGGACTACTGCCCAGGTATTCATGCGCTCCCACTCGTCTGATCCTCGAGGAAAAATCTTTCCCCGGTAATTGAGCCAGAACCTGTTATACACCTCATCAAAGGCTTTCTGTACTTCCTGATCCGTCATAGGCTTTCCACCTTCACATAAATCCCAGGTAGGTCGGCCCAGTACTTTTCAATCACTTCCGACGCCACCTGCGCATCGTCCTTCCAGAAGTGCAGATCTGTCATAACGTCCTTAAGAAGCTTTACCAGATTATCTGTGTCAGGCTTGCTGGTCTTGTATTCCCCGTTCTTATGCTTACCAGTAACAGGAAAGCACCACCACGTTGTCAGCCTCACAGGACCAGTGAACCCTTTTTCCGGGACATGCAGCCCCAGGTGTGCCTGTAGTTTCGCCCTGGCTGCTTTCAGTTCTTCTGGCTCATAAAAGACCGGCTTCCCATTTACCACATGTACTTGCTTTTCCTGGTGGGTCACAGTGGGGACCTTTTTCATCGGCATAAAGAAATCAATCGTCATCCATAATCACCTTTACTCCCTTATCTTCTGCTAAAATAGAAATATCTGACAGACTCTCTCCAGTCAGCAGAATGGCGCACACCTCATAATTTCCGCTATACCATGCACATGACTTTCCCGAGCATTCATCTTTTAAAATTGGACAAAACATTTCACTTCATTCCTTTAACGTATAAAATTTCATTTTTTATATTTTCATTCGCGCGACTTGTACGGGGCAGGGGTGGGATGTGGAGCGGGCTGTGCTTTAGCCCACTCCCACACACCCCCGTACCATTAGCCGTAAGGCGCATTACATATATACGTTAGTATATATGGTTTGCGTGCGTCTCCCGCATTCTCGATTTTTACCGACTTTGCGGCTACTCCCCGCATTCTCGAAAATGCTTCGATTTTGAGCATATAAGACGCAAGACGCATTTACCGTTTTTGCGTGCGTCTCCCGCACTTGCAATTTCGACTTTGCGACTATTACTTTTTCCCTACTTCTCCGCCATCAATCCAAAAGCCACCATGCTCTTTTATATGTCTACGGATCGTATCTTCGGATTTTCCCATAGCTTCGCATAATTCTTTTACCGTCACCTTGGTCCCATTGTTGAAACTTAGGATTGATTCATAATTAGTTTCCAGGCTCTCTTTGCGCTCCTTTTTTGATTCTTCAGGGGTCTTCTTTTTACTGAAATTCTTCTTCCATGAAGGAGTGTCTGCCTCTGGCTGAATATCTCCCAGGACCCCAGATTGATCCAGCGTGTGAACCGGATAATTAAACCATAAATTCACCGGATCAAACTTCGAGAACTCTCTGAGCGTCCCTTCAATACGCCATGCGGTCATTCCCTTTACCCTGGCCTTGGCAGCTTCTATATTGCGCTCCAGGGCTGACATTTGCCACTTATCCAACCTCTCCTTGCAGTACTCCATCATCTGGTAGCTACTGCATAAATCGTCCTGGGAAAGGTCGTCCTCCCACTTAAAATGTGCATCAAGGTACTGCCTGCAGGCGTCACAAATTGCCCGGTTCTCTTGCTGTTTCATAAGATCTTCTGTGACTTCCAGCTCTATTAAGTCAATAAGCGCATCAGGATCTCTGGCAAATACGCCGGATCCACTGGCCCGGTCCATGGACTTTTTTCCGCCCTGGCTTCCCTTGCTGTGATGGTGGCAGTAGATCACCGCCACGCCAAGCTCTGTACATACCTTGTCAAACTGATTGCAGAAATTAGACATCTGATCCGCGCTATTCTCGTCACCAGTGATAACCTTGTAGATCGGGTCAATGATTATGGCTATGTAATTCTTTTTCGCCGCCCTGCGTATAAGCATTGGAGCCAGCTTGTCCATGGGCCGGGACTTGCCCCTTAAGTTCCAGATATCTATGTTTTTCAGGTTCTTAGGCTGCCACCCAAGCGCCTGATATACATCCTTAAAACGGTGGAGGCAACTGGCCCGGTCAAGTTCCAGGTTCACATACATAACCCTTCCCTGCGTACAGGCCCAATTAAGCCAACTTTTACCCTCAGCTATGGCAATACACATTTCTATCTGTAGAAACGATTTCCCAGCCTTTGAAGGGCCTGCAATCAACATCTTATGACCTTGTCTTAACACTCCATCAATCAGGGTGGGAGCCAGCTCCGGAAGATTTTCCCATACATCATCAAGGCTTTCCGGATCCGGGAGATCATCGTTGATGGACTCAATCCATTCTTTCCACTCCGTCCAGCTCTCTTTTCCTATATTAGTATCAACGATAAACTGTTTTTGACTGCCCCGCATGACACCGGGCATTCTGGATAACCTGGAAGGATTCCGGTTCTGCTGATCAATAGCAAGCCCGTTCTTTTTGCAGATATCATAGAGATAATCCACTCGCTTCCGGTACTCTGCATAGTCTGCGGCGTCAATCCTTACAATAGCATGAAGGCTCTTTCCGCCGCTGTGAACCAGACAGGCCACCGGTAATTCCAGTTCCCTGATAATGGCGTGCTGCTTCTCAATGTCCATCAAGTCCGATTCCACCAAGGCATATTTAAAATCAGTTACGTTTTCGTTTTTAGCACCTTTTCCGTCCATAGGATTAAATCGGATCCAGGCTCCGCCCTCCGGATCGTAGTCACCCAGCACGCTGCCTATATCCCCATTGCACTGTGATAAGAGCTCAATCAGTTGTCCTGCGGTTCGGTCATAGGCTCCTTTATCCGCTGGTACCCACTTTTCTTCATCTTCCTTTTTGTAGCTCTTAACAACATAACCAACATTCTCGCCAGCTTCAAAGAGTGTTTCCAAGTATTTGATAAGCTCCCTCGCTGGATCCCACCGATCAGGCTCAACAACTTCCCGGCCTTCTACCCAATTTCCGTCAACGACTACACCTTCCACCGATATAGTGTCGTTCCAGTCAAGGGCTGTCCCAGGATCATAGGGAGGTGTCCACCCCTGATCCCTGGCATACTGGACAATGGTCCCACCTGTTACCGGAGTACCGGCCCCGTGGAAGCCCCGCCATTTCTTCTCACATTCCCCTGCGTGATAGCGCCGGTCATTCATGCTCCAACGGTCCCACACATCAACGGAATACCCTTCATGCTGCAGAGCCATTCCAACATTAACCCAACCCTGGTAGTCAAGCTCTGATGGGTCTATATGATTAAGGACCTCCATGAGGTCGTATGTACTATCCATGTTTCAAGTCTCCTTATTCCGGTATGTATTCCTGCGGATTTACACCTGCAGGAGCTCCCCGCCAACCTGCCGCTGCGATACGGTCAATCATATTTTTCGCAGAATCAAAGTTCCATGTTCCTACGTGCTGGAATCCGTACTTTTCCAGACAGCGGATCTGCTTTGGTGTGCTTAAGTTTTCTTCCTGCCGCTTGTGTAAACGATCCAATATGAGACTGGCCTTTCCTGCATTGTCTATCTGATCAGGGAGGATCCCCCGCTTTTCAAGTTCTCTTTTCTGGCTGTCTGATGGCGGCGCCATTTCCCAGCCAAAGGCCGGTACATATCCAGACAAATCCTCCGCCTGGATACTCATTTCAAATTGCAGCGGATCCACCAGCTTCTTTTTGCGGTTTCTCATTTCCTTAAGCTGCTTTGCAAGGGCTTCCTCTCTTTGAGCGACAACATCTTCTGCGGCTTGCTTTTCTGCCTCTTCAATATCTATAGGGCAGCCGGCCTTTTCGATGTTCTCAGTCATTTTCTTTGCGACTTCCTCATCCTGACAGATCAGGCTTGCAGGGTGGCATAGTTCATGGCGTTCTGTGTGCCAGAGAAAATCCAACAGTAGTAAGTGGTCCTTCCCCGGGAATAACCGGGTGCCGCGCCCCACCATCTGGCTATAAAGGCTGCGGACTTTTGTCGGTCGCAAGACCACAATACAATCTACACTTGGACAGTCCCAGCCTTCCGTAAGAAGCATAGAGTTGCAGAGTACGTTATAATCCCCCCGCTCATAGGCTGCCAGGACCTCCGCTCGATCTTTGCTGTCGCCGTTTACCTCGGCAGCCTTAAATCCCTTTTCATTCAAGATATCCTGGAATTTCTGGCTTGTTTTTACCAGAGGGAGGAATACAACCGTTTTCCGGTCCTTACAATGCTTTTCCATTTCATCTGCGATCTGATACAGGTATGGATCCAGGGCCGTTGCCAGATCTCCGGTTTTAAAGTCACCAGACTGCATACCAACGCCTGAAAGATCAAGCTGCAAGGGAATGGTGAGGGCCTTGATTGGGGATAGGAACCCGGCCTTAATTGCTTTAGGAAGCGTATATTCATAGGCCAGGCTATCGAAACATTCGCCCAGGTTTCTCATGTCACCCCGGTCTGGTGTGGCCGTAACCCCCAGAATGTTGGCCCCTTTGAAATAATCTAAAATCTTTTGGTAACTGTCGGATAAACAATGATGTGCTTCGTCGATAATGATGGTGTCGAAATAATCCACCGGGAATTGTTTTAGTCTCTTTTCTCTCATAAGGCTCTGGACGGATCCAACTACAACCCGGAACCAACTACCCAGGCAGGTTTCCTCCGCCTTCTCGGTGGCACACCCAAGACCCGTGGCCTTTCCAATCTTATCGGCGGCCTGATCCAAAAGCTCCCCACGGTGAGCCAGGATTAACACCCGGTTACCTCTTCGTACACAATCCTCTGTTACCTTGGCAAACACGATTGTCTTACCACACCCGGTGGGGAGGACCAAGAGCGTCCGTTTGACGCCCTTGTCCCATTCTTCAAAAATAGCAGCCTTTGCCTCTGACTGATATGGTCTAAGCTCCATAGTTAAAACTTCCCTGCTTCAAACTTTTTCGGTTCATACGGAAGGTACTTGGAAATCTTATTGTTTCTCCTGGGCTTCCCTTCGCTATCCTTGTACTCATCTATGTAAAGCTCTAACTTTCCGGTAGATCCAGGAACCGTATTCCAGTTAGGCTTTAATGACTCCCCTTTCTTTTTCTGACCGATTCCAAGGAAGAATTGGCTTAACTTCCATTCAGCCTTTGAGTTCAAGTACAGGGTGTCATATACATGGCGATCATTACCATCTGCATCCTTTACAATCAAGTCCAGGCTGGCCATGTTGCAGGCCGTCATCTTGGCGCTTCCAGGAAACCTTCCGCGCTCCATAGAAGCTACTGTAAATTCATATTCACCGTCTGGGAGGGGTTCAAAGTCCTGGCCCTCATTTTCGATCTGATCGTCCCAGCCTATTTCTCTTCCCATTTCTTCGTTATTCATAAATCACTACCTCCTTAATTAAATACCAAGCTGTCTTTTTCTTTCATTTCCTTAATCATGTCAAATACCTGATCCCAGGCTCCCACCAGTACTCCGGCAATGAAATCCGGCGGATAATCAGCGACCGCCATATCTGCAGGAAAGTATCCTCTGGCAGCCACAACATTCTGGATATCCCACTCGTCAACCTGATTATTGATCATCAGATCACGAAGGGCCTTCGGGATCCGCTCGTCAACCTTCACTTCCGGTGGATTTATAGACCCTGACTTTGTTTCCACTGGTGGAGCTGTTTTCTCTTCCTTTGGAGGCTCCTGAATGCTTTTACTGGCCGTACTCCCGGCTTCTTCTTGTCTCCGTTGAGAAGTGGGCGGGGTTGCCTTTCTTTCTTCCTTTATAGGGTTTGCATGGCCTGTCAATTCTTCAACAATGTGACGAATAGCCTCATATTCAAATGGAACTTCATCAGGAAGCCCGTACCGGTTCTTAGCGTCCCAGCATGAATGGTGGGTCGTATACATGATACGCTTGCCACCCTGGGCTTTGTTCTTGCCCTTCTGGGCGCCCTGCCCGTCCACATTAACAACCATTGTCTTATAGTTGCAGAACAGGACCATATCCGCCCATTCTTTTACCATAGGAGCCACGCCTTTGCTCAGCTTCATTTCCCATCGATCATAAGCCCCTAATTCGTCCGGTTGCTCAAACTTCCGCATTTTAGCGTGAGCCGTAAGAACTACGTTAATACCCACTTTTATTACGTCTGTGAGGAGGTTTAAAAGTTTTCCAAACTCCTCCTGAATGTATGTATAGCCTTTTCCGTATCCAAACTCTTCAATGCTGCTCTTACGGTTCTTATCACAAACACTAGTAGTACAAAGCATTTCCGCCCAGTCTGCGGTATCAACGATTAAGGTCTTGCAGATACCCGGCGTCCGGATCACTTCTGAAACCTGTTCCAGGATCATGGTCCAGCTACTGGGCTCCGGAAGCCTTGCCACATCCATGTCTTTGGTGCTGCCCTCTGTATCAATAAACACCGGATCCGGGAACTGTGCGGCAAACGTTGATTTACCGATTCCCTCGGGACCATACACAACAATCTTTTTCGCCCCCGGTAATTTCCCTCTGATAATCTGCATTAAAATACTCCTTTCTTCCATTCTGTTTTCTTATCTTCCATGAGTGGGTGCTCCTGACCTGCAACGTATCCGTCCTCAATAATGATGGAACATTCTTCCCCGGTACTTACCCGGGTTGCAATAGCCTGCAAGCCTTCTGTTTCCAACCACTCTCCAAACTCCTTAAGCACTTCAAGGTCCATCTGCTCCAGCTTGTCCAAGAGTACGAAACCGCACTCTGGATTCAACTTCCTTACAATGGCAGTGGATACCTTCAGCCGATCAGAACCAGACATGTTGTCCCACTGCTGGCCTTTGTAAACCAGTTCCCCATCTTTGATGGAAAGTTCCGGGAGGGGAAGCGCTGCTGAGTTAAGAAGTTTATTCTTTGCGTCACGTGTGTTATCAATTTGTTTGGTAAGCTGGTCATACTGCCTGCGGTACTCTTTGGCATCGTCCTCCGCTTTTTCTTTGTCAAGGTTCGCCCGGACTTTTCTGTTGATCTCTTCAATATCAGAAATGTTCTGCTCCAGCTCCGCGGTAGATTGATCCTCTAAATCCTTGGCATCCATTCTGGCAATGACAAGATCGGACCGGACCGCTTCCTGTTTCTTAAGTAACTCCTGGATCTGCTCCATAAGCCTCTGGTCTTCCTGTTCCAGTTGATGGAGACGTTCCCTTTTTCTCCGGTTCTCACCATTCTGTGCCAGAACATCCTGCTGTTTCTTAATGAGATCCGAAGCAGATACAAGTTCCGTCGGGGCATCGTTATAATAGGGTTGCTCTTTGGCGTACTTCTCCTTCTGGTCTGCAATACGGCCAATGGCAAGCCGCTCATTATAATGCTCCTGCTCTTCCTTCTCCAGTGTCACCAGCTTGTCCCCAACTCCGATGGTCTTAAGAAGAATCTGAGCCTTTTCCTTTGAGGTTGATTCCATGAACTTGGGAAGATTAAGGGCGAACTGCTCTACAAAGTCATTCAGGAGCTGCTGGCCTCCCTTTTGCCCGTTTGGATCCGTGACCTTTAATGCACTATTCTTTCCCTTCCGTTCCACTACAAGGCCATTGCTCATAGTAATACGCAGGTTCGGAGGAATCACGGACTGTTCCCGCTGGGCCTGTGAAGGCCGGAACTTGTCTCCACCCAGCACCCAGGCAATGGAATCCAGTACAGAAGTCTTTCCCTGATTATTCCTTCCTCCGATGATAGTCAGCCCGTTGGCCGTTGGCTCAATCTTTACTGCCTTAATTCTTTTTACGTTTTCAATCTCTAACTGATTGATTTTCATAGACATTACTGTTTTTCTCCCTTCTTAGGTTTTACTGCAACCTTTTCTATGTAGATTGTTTCTGCCATCTTGTAGATGATAAAATCAGTTCTTTGATGATTCTTTTTCCATGTTCTTAAGGTGGAACTTTTTCTGTCAGCTTCCTTTTTATCCTCATACTCAAAACACAAGGTTTTACTGTTTGAATCTAAAAATGCGAGAAGAGTCTCTACTTCCACGGAAGTGGCCTTTCCTACCTTTGCCGTTTCCGGAATCTTAACATTGTAGCTTATTTTAACAGCCATCTTTTCTTTACCTCCCGTAAGATATCTGATATTTTCCTCTGTTACCGTGTCGCCATAAGTCAGAGCATCGGCGCCCGGGATCACATCATCCAGGCTGATTGCCTTAATGCGGCGTTCCCGTTTTCTTTGTTCAGCGCTGAGGGAGCTGCGTACAGATTGCCTAACAATAGTCTTAAAAGACCAGCGTTGCAGATCGGGACGGGCAAACCATTTCTTCACAGCCAGCAGATAACCAAAGGCCGCTACGTCGTATAACTCTGCGTCAAGCTTCTGAATCCTCATGCACCATTCAAGGGCACTGTGGTTCTCTTCTGCAAATAACTGTTCGTCTGGGGTAAGTGGGGTAAGCATGACACGATCACACATAGGTTACCCCCCCTAAAAATCTGCCTTTCATAGGCTTAATGACCCAAGCTGTTATTATTCGAGTTTTCTATTGCGGTTGACGTGATGGTTTCAATAATATCCTCGATTTCCAGATCTTCCGCATCGGCTACAGCCGATCCCACTTTCATCAGCAATGCCGTGGTTAGTGTCATAACATCTCCAACCGTTCCATTAACGTTGGTAGTGACTTTTCCATTGACTCTTTCGCAGGATACAAAGATTCTTTTTTGATCCTCCGCCTCGACATTCTCCTGAATTTCTCCTTCATCTTTCAATTCATCGAAGACCATATCTCTAATAAGATCTAAAAGCTCTTCTCGTCTTTCCTGGGGCTCATTTTTAACAACTGCCTTGACAATTACGCAAGCTGCTGAAAAAAGACAGGGCTGAGAACCTTCCAGCGTAACCTGTTCAGCCTCCGCAATCCCAGGGGCCTTGTGATAACTAACCTTTGTTTCAGCTTTCATATCTGACAATATCTGCTTAGCAAAATCCATTTCCATCTTGATTTCCTCCGATAGATTCCCTATAATAGGAATGAGAATGATTTACGTGTTACCTTGATTCCCTGGGAGTTGCCGCTCCTGGGGTTTCTGTTTTTAGAGTCTGTATGACTCCATCAATTTCTGAAATTGCTTTTTCGTGTTCCAATTTAGAAACCTGAAACCGTTTGAGCAGTGCAGTTCTGGCCTGCTTAGTCACTGCAATGTATTGGCCGATTCCCTGCTTTACCATGATTGCCTCCGGAAACTCTGCTTTAGCATACGGAAAAAACTCATCCGCCAGTGCTTCATTTGCCATGCCGTAGGGAGATCCTTTCCGATTCCGCAATTCCTTTAAGTAATAGTCCAGACAATCTTTATCCATCATGATTCCTCAACTCCTTTCACACATTTTTGAACCTCATTCCAAAACACCCAAAGAAGCTGGCCGTCCTGAAACTTTAAATTTACCATTCCGGCCTCCAAATCAAACTCCATTGCCGCAGCCTCCTGGCCTGTATATTCTGGGTGCACATCGGACGTGTATGTCACTGTATCACCTGTTTTCATATTGCTTGTCCTCCTCTCACAAAGCCTCCAAATGCCCGCACGTACCTAAAATCACAATCACACAGGCTACAAAGATCACTGCCGGCATAAACCACTTCGTAAACTCCATCAAGCGCGACGGGCGGGTGTCGGTGTAATCATCTAAGTTTTCATAGTACTTTTGCATGAAATTCCTCCTTATTCAAAGCTTGTCCACTGACTCCGGCTTCAGCCGGATCCCTCCTTTTGCTTGTTTTCCTTATCCCGGTAAATGCCAGCTGCTATTCGGCCAATATTATCCAGTATTTTCTGACGCTCATCCGCTGTTTTCACAACACAATCATCATGGCCACGAATAATGGTATTTCCTATCTTCATTTCAAAAACTAACATGCGTAGCACCTCCCCTTCGGTTAAGGCTATGCAATATTGGTTGTACTTGTTGCGTGTTTCCTTCCCTCCTTATATAATCTTTGAATGGATATCGTCTGCTCCTTTCTGGGCATCGGAGCCTTTGCTGGCGGGACTTACATGAATACGTAATTTCTATATGTATCACCATTCCTTTCTTGTAAAATTTTCCACTTCTCCTACCTCTCTTACCTCTTTTTTCAATGTACTATTACATATTTGGAGTGTCTTCCATAAAATACTCCATTGGAACGTTGAAATGCTTTGATAAAGCCATGAGTTTATCGGCTTTAGGCATCATCTTCCCTCTCTTCCACTCGCTAAAGAACGAAGACGTGAAATTTAATTCTTTCCCTAATGCATAAAAAGAGATATTGCTTTTTTCCACAAGGTTCTCCAGCTTTTGAAAAGATTCAACAGGGCTAAGCAAATAATCACCTACTTTCTCAAAAATCCTACTTTTTATATTGACATTAGCTAGAAAATTCTATATAATTGAAATCACCACAAATCAATTACGCAAACTAGAATTTGCTTCCTAGGATTTTCTAGCTTATACGCATAGTATAGCTAGATTATTCTAGTTTGTCAACCTCTTTTTTTAGAATTTTCTAGTTTTTTTTGAAAGGGAAATACTATGTACGAGATTTTTTCAAAACTATTAGAAGAACGCGGAGTAAAAGCTGCCGACGTTTGTAGGGGAACTGGGCTCCCTTCATCGCTGTTTAGTGAATGGAAAAGAGGAAAAAGTACTCCAAAGCAGGACAAACTCCAAAAGATTGCAGATTATTTCGGAGTTCCGCTATCATATTTATTAACAGGGGAAATGGAGGAATCTGTGAAAGAGGCTATTCTTTCCACAAAAGATGAGCGAGATATCAGCAGGCGTCTGGAGCAGACTCTCTCCGATCTAGAAGGCCAGCAGTCTGCACTAATGTTTGATGGCACACCATTAGACGATGAAACTAAGGAGTTGTTAAAAGCCAGTCTCGAACACAGTATTAGAGTGGCTAAAATTAATGCTAAGAAATTTACAAACAAACGATATCTTAATTCCGATAAGTAGGGGGAAGGCACTATTGGACATTAGAAGGGAAGTATCGTATTTGAAACGGTACTATAAAACCAATAACCCCTTTGAAGTGATGAAATCCAAAAACATTCTTCTACTGTATGAAAATCTTGGATGTATTAGGGGGTATTACAATTTAATTCTCCGGCAGAAACAAATACACATAAATTGCGATCTTGATGAATTTCAGAGAAAATTCACGGGAGCCCACGAACTTGGACATGCTATTTTGCATCCTAAATCATGCACACCTTTTCTGCTGGAAAATACATATCAATCTGTGGACAAATTAGAAATTCAAGCAAATAAGTTTGCTGTGGAGTTCCTAATCGAGGATCAGGATTTGTTCGAAGCTCAAGTGCGGGGATATACTGTTGATCAGATATCTTGCTTATTGGGATATCATAAGGAATTGATAGAATTAAGATTAAAATAGCCTATGGCATTTTAATAATATATTCACGGAGGGAATGAAATGAGAAAGGTGAAATTATTAATTGCAACCGCTGCCCTGTCCATTGTAATGGGCATAACAGCATTTGCAGGTGAATGGAAACAAGATTCCGTTGGTTGGTGGTATCAAAACGATGATGGAACATACGTGAAAAGTAATTGGCTACAAGATGCAAATGGAAAATGGTACTTTTTCAATTCAAGCGGATATATGATGACCGGATGGATCCAGATTTCTAATACACAGGAATATTATTATCTAAATAATGATGGATCAATGCAAACTGCTCCCATGACGGTGGACGGGTATACTTATACATTTGATTCCGCCGGAGCTTGTACTAATTACAATGGAACAGGTATGAGCCAAGAAGATTATAAGAAAAACATGGATGCCATCAGCAGAGGTGAGACTGCTAAAGCAGCATTATATAATTGGAGAGAATCACAAATAATTGATACCACCCCTGAAGTTAATTTGGGGAATGAAAATATTGTAAGCGTAACTGATTTAAGCAAATAGAATCCTCATAACGCAAAAACCGCCCGGTGCTGGTAACATCGAACGGTTTTAAATAGATTTTCTCTTACCAGACATCCTGGAAAGATATATTCTACCTGATCAATAGAATTATATCATTTTCGGAACGTCCTGGCAAGGGGCGTATTTTTATACCCAAAATCCAATAGACTATACAGGGAGATGATATAATGCTGAATCTATCAGGAACTTATTATATGTACCTCAGAAAATCAAGAGAAGACCGAGACGCTGAAGCTCATGGAGAAGGTGAAACCCTGGCACGCCATGAAAACAGATTGAGAGAGCTTGCCGAGCAACTAGGTATTACCATATCTCATATTTACCGGGAAGTCGTATCTGGCGAAACCATCGCTGCCCGACCAGAAATGATGCAGCTGCTCACTGACATAGAAAACAATCAACCAGATGGCGTCCTTGTCATAGAACTGGAGCGCTTGGCCCGTGGAGATACTCGTGATCAGGGACTCATCATGGAAACATTCAAGTATGGAAATACGAAAATAATTACTCCCATGAAGACCTACGATCCAAATGATGAATTCGACGAAGAATATGCTGAGTTTGGCCTTTTTATGAGCCGACGAGAATATAAAGTAATTAATCGCCGCCTGCAAAATGGGCGCCGCGCATCCGTCAAAGAGGGAAAATGGACCGGCAATGTTGCCCCTTACGGGTACGAGCGAATGAAACTTCCTCATGAGAAGGGGTTCACCTTAAAGCCGCATCCTGAGGAGTCTAAGATCGTACAGTTTGTTTTTCTGCTGTTTACGTCTGGGGCTCCCGAATCAGATAATCTTCCGCTTGGAACCACACAAATAGCTCATCTACTTGATGACATGAAGATTCCACCTCGTAAATCAGACCATTGGGAAACCAGTGTTATCAAAGGAATGCTGCGGAATTATGCGTACATTGGAAAACTAGAAGCTGGAAAGCGCAAGCAGGTCAAGGTTATAGAAAATGGTGTCGTAAAACGCTCGCGCCCAATCAATACAGATTGTGAGATATTTGATGCCCTTCATCCTCCGTTAATAGATAAAAGTGTTTTTTACAAGGCCCAGAAAAAATTAGAAGCCAATTTCAGACCCGCTGCTTTCCTTACAATAAAATCCCCTTTGGCTGGCCTAGTATATTGCAGTGAATGTAAAATGTCAATGTATCGCCGCCCAGCAGGCTCCAAAAATCCAGCAGATACAATTCTGTGCAAAACTCATAAATGTCCTACAGTTGGATCCTTCTATTATTTGGTAGAAGAACGCCTATTACAGTTTCTGGAAAGATACTTAAAAGATTATAAAATAAAAGTACAGAACGAGGATTCTGGGGACTGGGCGGAAGTAATGGATAGGAAAATGACAGTGTTAGCCGGGTATCAGAATGAAGCTTCCGTCCTAAATAAACAGCTAGAGACAGTATATGACTATTTTGAACAGCAAGTCTATTCCTTGGATGTATTCCGCAAGCGATCAAATGAACTGACAAAGAAGTTAAATGAAAATGCTAAGTTAATAGAGAATATACAGGAGGAAATTATAGAAATCAAGGGCCGCATAGAAAAGAAGGAGGAATTTATTCCATACTTTGAGGAAATATTAAAGTCCTATTTGGAAACAGAAAATCCCCTTAAGAAAAATATTCTCCTTAAACAGGTGGTCGACCATGTGTATTATTCGAAAAACAAAAAGGGGAACCGCCTGGGCCAAGGAAATGACTTATTTACCCTGGATGTTTATTTAAAACTTCCCTACCAGGACTTATAA